TTTTCTTCTTCCCACAATACAACATCACTGTCACGTGGATCGTTAATATTTGTAAATGGCATTATTTAGCACCTTTTTTATTAGCTTGTTTGGTTAAAAATTCTTGCATATTTTTCTGTACTGTAGAAGAGTATTCTGCTGCCTCTGTAACAACCACTTTACCTTCTTCACCAATTTCTTTGGTCATTTCTTCATCTTTCTTTTCAGACTTAGCTTCAAAGGTTTTAACTACAGCAGCAAAAGCTACATCATCAAGAGATGCTAATGAAGCATTCAGAGCAGGAGCTTCTGTATCACCAAACAATGCAGATAACTCGGCAAGACGTTCAGCAGCTTTAGCTTCTTGTTTTTCTTTTTGGATAGCGTCTAAAGCAGCTTTCAATTCAGCTTTTTCCGCTTGTTCTTTTGCGAGCTTAGCTTCACTAGCGGCTAAAAACTCAGCCATTTGTGTCTCCATCTCTGCTTTTAGGGAAGCAAGCTGAGCTTGAACATCCACATCTTTGTCAGACATTGCTGTCTCCTCGGTTGTTGTTGCTTTGGGTTTTTTAGTAAAAATATTTAAGGCCATTGAAGGTTTCCCTTGTTCTACAATATCTGCCAGATAATTAAAAAACTCTTCTCTGGTCATTTCTTTATCAGCTAAGCCATTAGCAACAGCTTCAGCAGATGAATAAACTTTTGCACCTAATGCTTTAACTTGATCTTGTGTAACCTTTCGGTATTGAGATACGTGGGAAGTAAAGCGCTCGTAGGTGGCATCTACTCTAGTCTGAATGTCAGCAAGAGCTTCTTTGGAGAAACTACCTTCCTCATCGTAAGGAACTTTACCCTCACCAGCAGTGATGTAGATACGCTTAATACCTAACTTCTTTTCGTAAGCGGAGGTATCTGTAATACTCACTACGACACCAATACTGCCTGTAATCGCATCTGGATTAACAATGAACTCATGTGCAGAACAACCAATACCATAACAAGCTGAAGCTGCTATACCATCATTGTAAGCAATAAGCTTAACGCCATTATCGTCACACATCTTACGTAGTTCAGAAGAAGCTTGGGTCATTGAATACGCATATCCACCGCCACTATCTAAGTCTAAAACTATCGTCTTAGCTCCAGCATCAATCATTGTTTCTGCATCAGAGAGTATGGACTTGTAGGAAGTTGTATCCATCCACCAGTATCCACAATCTTCATAAGTCAGCAAGCCAACTACTGGGAGAATACCGACTGAGGTTTCTGAGTTGTACTGTAGATCCTCTATATCACTTTTATATCGAGGCTCACCTAAGCTTGCTTCAACATCTGAATCTGGAAGGGATTGTTGGATACTTCCAAACAACTCAGTCGTCATCAAGTGTGGGGTGTTATAGAGTTTCTGATAGAGGGAACTTAATTTATCACTCATTCGTTATTCTCTTATTTATTGAAAGCATTTGTTGCAGAACTGTTATCACCGCTTGGAGATGTGCTTGTACCATCACCTGTAGTTTTGAATCCTTCAGCAGCTTTAGTTTGATTACCAGATAATTGTTCTCTAACCTTATCTACAGGCATATCTTCTGGAAGTCTGTCAGGTAATCCCATTTCTTTCTGCATATGATTTATATTTTTAGCAGAGAGGATAACACCACCAGCAGCAAGCATTTGATAATAGCCTTTGGTCTTTTGGTCAAAGGTAAGCTCAGTGAGTGTCTCGAAGTCAAAGTAAGGATATACTTCTGTTTCCCACCCATTCCATTCAAATATCAGAGGAATCAGTTGGTGGTTAAGGACATCTCTAATCTCAGATAGACGAGCTTCAATCACTTTATTCTGAATAGCAATTAACGATTCAGATAAAGCAAAACTACCACCACCCTCTTGACCAGCTACTAATGAGTTGGCATATAAGGCTGTGATAATTTCATTCTTATATGAATTGATAATCTCACTAACGTCATAGGCTTTAGAACCATTGACAGAGATAACTTCAAACTTGAAAGCTGTCTCACCGTTTCCATCAGTAACTTGAGGTAGGATTAAACCGCTCTCTTTACCAATGTGAATGTTACGCATGATCTTCTGGTATTCAGCAAACACGAGCTTGTCGGCTTCTGAAGCACTATCGCTCATATACTGATGTGGGATGTAAAGAACTTTTAATCCTTGTACATCTTGTATTACACCGTAGCTGCGATTCTCTTCGTATGCTTTCTTATACTTCCATGCCTCGAAGATACTAGCTAAAGGGCTGGTGCCAAGTGGCGAGTCTTTAAGAGGAGAATTACGGAATACTAACAACCATTCTTTAGGAAGAAGAACATCACCTTGTTCGTTATACTTAGTATTCTTCTTTAGTGAATACTGTCCACGATTAGTGATATTATTTCTATGTTGCCAGAAACCTTCAAATGTTCTACCATCTTCAGAGTATTGAACCCCTGTAATAGTATCTTGTGAACGTAAAGCTAACTTACCAATACCCCAGAATCCATCATTGTATTTACTTCCTTTCTTCTTGAGCCTCTTACGAGGAACTATTTCAAAAGGAGCAAAACCAAAGGGAACAAATGAGGAGGCATTCTGAGCAAAGCTAAACCAAGAATGATCCATGTCATGTCGCATAGATTCTAGTTTGTTTACATACCAGTCTAATTGTTCTTCATATCCAGCAGGAGCTTTAATACTCCATTTAGCACTAGCCATCTTAGTCATTACAGCATCAACTGACACTGCAACTGTGGCATCTTTAAGCATTTGTTTGTAAGTGAATATACACTGTGGCCATCTTAACGCTGGATCACATTCTTCGTATATCACACCAGATGTTACTTTTAATCCGTTATACCCAATAGGTTTTACAACAATATTAGGAATCTTAGAACTGTCTGTAGGAGGATCACCCACAGTAAGTGTATCAGCCAAGGAAATCTCCTAAGTTAGCGTATTGAGAGTAAAGGGTTATTGTTTGTTGTTTGTGTGGTTTTGATTCCGTGGAGGAAGGAGTTGCCTATATTTACTTTAGAAGCAAGATAGAGGTATGCCAATGAACAGCAATCGACAAGATCATCATGTCCACTTTCACCAGAACGTCTTAGGCCGTTAAAAGATTCCAGCTCTTTATAAAAGAACTCGTTGTCACCTTGAATCTTATTCCAATGGTCAATAGCACAATGTTTCACTACGTGAATAAAGCCTATCTCTGCCGTTGCAGCGAAAGGTCTGAATGCTTCAAGTTTACCCATTGTGGAGGCTTTGGTAACACAAGGAAAACCTTGTTGTGTTATTCTGTTAGCCATTTGTTTAGCGTTATCTTTTGCTAATACACCAACGTCTTGTGGTAAAACTATTGTACACTTTGAGCCATCTCTAGCTGCGTTAGCCAGAATATGAGGTTCCCACTTACCAGCAGTAATCCTAGTACGTTCCACTTCAAGAATTATAAATTCCCCTGTTTTCATCTTAGCCATCTTGACAGAAGCAAAGTAGTCAGGGGAACGATTACCATCATGAGGAAGAGTAGAAGCGAAGTCATAAGCTCTCACTAACTTAACTACGTCTTGCATACTAGGTAGAGCATCTAATTCAACAACAGTATCACGACTAAAGTAAGTTGAGTTCTGGGGTCTTGCAAACCAGTTGCCGTAAAGAAGTCGTTCTTTTTCTATTCGGGGAAGTGCTTCTAAGTTACTTTTGTACAAGGGGTTGGAAATTTGAATTGGCGGGTTATCATCAATAGTACCAAATAACCCTTGAAAGCTGATAGGCTTTTTATCGTAACCGTATCTTTCTTGAAGTTCCTCTGCTGTATCCCCCCAGACTAGATCACCATTAATACGCAAGAGGTATCGGATTTTCCCGTTCCTAGCTGGATCAGGACGACCTGCTAATGGGTGACCTTCTGGATGTAAGTACCAGAGAGCATACTTCAAAACCCATGAATCAACATCTGGGTTACATGACCACCACATTGATGGAGTATTCTTTGCATCAGAACGTAGACGTGACCATAGCCACCATAACTGTTCTTCGTTATCAGCATGAGTAACTTCATCGTAAAAAATGTTTGAAATCTGAATCAATGTTCTTCAATACAGTTCGTTAAACTATACCCGCAATTAAGCTGCTCTATGTTTCCATAGAAGTTGAGACTATATCTTAACCTCGTAAGGTTCTTGGTGTTTCGGGTCACTTGACCCTACTGGGAGTTTCACCCATAGTCGTTACACGTTCTCATTTCTGAGCTTCGCTCGGTATTGTCTTTAACTTAATAGTAAGAGTTTCACCGAATTAACCAAGTTACAGTATAATGTCACCACTATACTAGGCAATCAATTTACCTTGGTATTTTTTAGCTGCACTGTCGTTCTCGTAATGGGAGAAACTTACTTCAGCGCCAGAAGAAAATACTAACTTCTGCTCTTTCAATTTAACCTTTAAGTTTGGGTCATACTTCTGATAAAGGTTCTTCGCTTCGTGAAAAAGACCGCCACTCGACATGATGGCACTAGAGTTCTTACGAATACAGTACCCACGGTAGTTTGGGTCTTCAGCCCATCTTAAGTGGCGCATAGCTCCAACATACGTCTTGGAACTCGCAGCCGCGCCCCCAACTAATATAATCTGAGCATCACTTGTGAGATACTTATATTGGAAGGGGGACGCTGGTGCAATTACATTTTCATCTGACATCTAACATCACTCTTGAATTATTGCCACCACGCCCACACTAACCTTGGCTGGTGATCTTCTATTCTACAAAACTAGAATCTTCTCCTCTAGGCAGACTAATCTGCTTTATTCATCAATATCTTCTTCATCATACTCATATTCATCCTCGTCTTCTGGGATGTCATCAGTAATCTTTCTTTGCTTATCCCACTCAGGATTGTAAGCTAAGGATAGTTTTGGTGTACCATCTTCATTGGCCTTAGCCTTTAAAGCAGCAGAGCTATTATCTCCATACCCACCAGCATTAGCTTCAGCTTCAGCCTTCTTAGCTGACAGCCTTAACTTCTTAATCTCGAAATTATGTTTTTCTGTAGCAAGGGCTTGACTAACAATCCATTTAGATACATCATATCTGTTCTTGTCAATATCTCCTGTACCACGGACAACATGCTCTATGTTCTCTAAGGATGGGTCTAATAGCTCTTTAATTCTTGCAGATAGGCTCTTCCTTTTACCTATTGTGCCAGCAGCCCTACGTTTTTCATTATAATCGTGCAAAGCTGCTTTTTGTTTCTCGTGCTGTTCATCTGTTATTTTTGGTGATGGCATATCTATCATCTACTTTATAGTTGATTAAAGCGTTATAAACTTCTACTCTTATTTGATCTTTATAGGTATCAGCCAAACACTTTAAGACACCCTTTTTAAATTCTAAGTACACTTCAAAGGCTTTTTGAGGGCAAGCAAACTGGCCGAGTTTCTTCCTTCCGATAACGTCACAACATTGAACAATAAATGCTCTATTATGCCTACAGAAATGCACACCTAGGGGAAACTCTCCACGATCACTTCCCCTATCAAGGATCACGGTATTCACCCTACTAGGTATGAAACAGCATATATCTTCAGAGTATAATTTACCAGATCCAAGTAAGTCTTTATCTAAGTGCCAACCTTCGTTACCGAACCCTATCTGATTATTGCACCATTCTGCGAAATATTGAAAGTTTTTAAAGTTATCTGACACTTCGCAACCATCATAAGTTGGCCGATGTACCCTTGCCCGCGTACTGTAGCACCTTGTAAGCATTGCTGACCACAGTGCATATTCTTTTGATCTTACCTGATTTGGGCGGGTTCCTATATAACCTTGGTATTTACCTCTTTCATATAAACCTACCCCAAGCACTAATTTTGATTTCATTACTAACCATCCAATATTAAATTAAAGGATGGCACCCTGCCTACATTGCCGCTTCGCAACAATTCCGTAGGGCTTACGGTTTACCAAATTCGTTTACTTACTTATAAAGAGGCACATTAACTTGCCTCCAATATACTTATCAATTCTTTAACTCTACTATGCTTATCATCAGAGTCTTCTATACCACCCACCATATCCGATACATAATCCTCAGATAAACCCTTCATGGAGGAGAGTTCAGCCAAATATTCGATATGAGCTAAATAGGTATCTTCGTACCGTTCAATCAAGGATATGGGCATAGTGAGCACTACAGTTATCATTATTGTGATTAATGGATAGTATAGTAACCATTAAAGCCTTAAAATAGGGATAATGGATACAATATTATCCATTAAGGAAACCCACCATGATACTACTTGCTCTGGATGCCAAGATATGAGAGGGTGGGTTTGGGGAAGAAATGGTCGCTTACTATGACCCGAGCGATTAGCGGGTACCTCTTTCTACGCAATGGTAGGTGAGCAGAATTCATGCTACTTCACTAACGCAGAAGTGCGAACATCGACATAATACAATATGCTTCTGTACAGACCTATCAAGGAACTGTAAACTCTTTATGCAGAGTTTGGTAGCCGGAACTGGATTTGCACCAGTGATCTAAAGCTTATGAGACTTTCGAGTTACTTCTTCTCCATCCGGCAATTAATTGGGTTGCTCCGTGGAAAGCACGTTGGGCTTACTACCTTTTATCACCTGTTACGGCTTCCAGTAGCATAGGCAGCTTTCACTCCGAAGACTTTACAGTACGTCTACTGATTTCTGTAACTTGCCTTACGGCTACAATCTCAGTTTACACCTTTTACCGCATTGCGCTGACCTTATTACAGGTAGGTTGACCCATTATTGCTAATGTCTAAGTCTGGCCTATTAGCGGAAGCTTATGGAGCATCCATTCTGGAATCTATGGGATACCAGCTAATTTGTTGTGGTGCTTGTCTTATCCACGGTTAGTACCCATTTAAGGGATTCCAAGCCTCACCTTTCGGTGTGTAGAATAACTTGCAATAAGTTATCCCGCCCTAGGCTAATGTACAACTCAATGTAGTTAGCTAAGGGATGGTTTGGTACTCATACGGGAACTCGAATCCCGATTGTCCGATAGAAAGTCGGATGTCCTAACCAATTGGACGATATGAGCAATAATTCGTGTCTTGTCTTTCCAAGAGGTCAGGTTATATTCGACACCCATGAATAACCACGATGGAGGAGGTAGGGTGCAAGGTAAACTTGCTTCCCGTAGTGTCTATGAATATATTTATTAAGCTATGTTAGTATTATACACTTTTTCTACGAAAAGTCAAGAACTATTCACTATAAGGGTGATAATTACCAACAAAAACCTCAGTTTCATACTCAAAACTGTAAGAATGACTGTCTAACTCGTCAACTCTGGTGACATATTTACCAAGGCAAGAGTTACACCAATCATCCACTATCGTCTTGGTAGTTCCATCTTCAAGCTCTATTTCCCTTATCATCTCATGGGACTCTAAGGGATTGTTGCAGCTAGCACATCTCATATTAGTCTTCTTATAGTTTATAACGATCAATCATTACAGTATCTAGCATAATCTGTTCTGGAGTCATGCCACCTTTCAGGATACCCTTCATCAAGGAGGGACTATAACCACTAACCATTGCTGTACCTGTTTCATCTTTAGTAACTGGAATCGTCTTATTACTCGCATTAAGGTTCCAGAACACAATCTTAGGTATTTCATAACCAGCGGCAGCGTATTCAGCCTTAACCATATCAAACGCTGTAACACTTCTACCATCAACATAGGAACAATCAAACTGCATGTCACTCAAGATCATAATGGTAGTTGGCATATCTTCTTTAGGTACTTCGTTCTGAACAGCAGCATTCAGTAACACTTTGAAGGCATTTTGAATGTTTGTACTTCTTCCCCAAGACACACTACTAATAGTGTCAAAGGTATCTTTGAGTGTACTTAAGTTAGTAAGCTGAAGCATCCTTGGAACATCTTCAAACGTCATAAATGTGTTCTTAAACTTACCCTCAATCTTGTCTGCAATGTACCAACCAAGGCTAATAGCTACATCCATACAAGACACAGAACCATTACCACCAGCACTTACGCCCATACTACCTGATACATCAATAAGCGGTAGAATACGTTCAGAATTACCTTCTAAGTAGTTTGGTAACGCTTTCCATTGCTGTTCAGCTACTTCAGGATTACCATTGTAACAGGATTTAAACACATCAATGGGATACACAGCAGAAGCGTTAATCTTTACACCAACTTCACCTTTCTTCAAGGAAGCTAAGTATTCACCATATTCTTTACTTGCATTACGACCAAATGCTTTCTGGTAACGTGCAGATGCTACTGAAGGTACATGGGAGAAGTTAATCTCAGACCACTCTTTAGCACACATCTGCTGTTCCACAGTCTTACGGCCTGCCACTACAAACTTACGCCAATCTGCTTCTTTCTTAAAGCCTAACATTGTACGGAGTTTCTTAGCTGTAGCCCCTTTGATTGGAGTCCACTTAAAGGACAATCCGTTGTTTGCTCGTAGGGCACCTGCAAACAGGTTTAAGGCTGTATGAGATACATGGTTTTCTAATACGCCACCAGAAAAACTCTCTGAAATGGCAAGTAGATCATCATAACGACCTAACTCTGGAAGTTTACTAAGTAACTCTACTGTTTTAGTCACATCACCGACCAGAGGTATTAGATCACGGAATAATTGACGTTCACCAGCACCACCTCGAATATCACGTAACCATTGTAGTGTTCTTAATGCTACATCAGGGTTTTCATTCAAGGCTGCTTTGAACTCTTGTTTAATATCTTTACCACGACTTGCTCCGGCTAAGTAGAAGAAGTCTAAATTAGCTGACAGGCTACTGTGGTGAGCTAGGGCACCGTTATCTGTACTTGCCGTTTTGTTCATTGCTTTGAATAATGTATTCATTTTAATCTCCTAGTTTTAGTAAACAGAATCATTCGTGATGAGATCACGGTACACCGTAGCCGTTAGGCTGATTTGTTTGCTGAAATGATTCTTAACATTACGGACTGACTTTGTTTCTTTTACTCTACCAACTGAGTTACTGAAATCTTAAACGACCCCAGACAGGATTCGAACCTGTGACCTAAAGATTTAAAGATTTAATTGCTGAATGCAGTCCTATTTACAGATTGGTAGTGGGACAAGCCCACCGTTTCATTATCCAAGAATTTTAGATGCTGTAACCAATCTTACTATTAACGTATACAGAGTGATAGTGATGAGATCACCATACGCCAAGGTTCTTTGTTGCTGAACTCACTCTTTAACACATTTAATTTAACAAGTACATTATCCCATACTATCTCTATATTTGCAAGCCCCTAGGCCACTTATTTACAAATATATTTTCATTTACTACATAAAGTGGGCACAACTACGTCTTCACAGTAGGTATCTTTGTATGTATCGTACAATAAATATACACTTGCCAACACTATAACCGTTATCCAAACACACTTACATGTCTTACACATAGCTATTCTCCTGATTGTATTTCTAACACTAGGAAGTCATCATACCCTGTTTTCTCTCTTGGGTATCCCTTTTGATTGCTCACAAACCGTGTACCATACAACTCAAACTCATCGCTCCAGTGGTTATGTCCACTTAGCCACCAGTCTATCCCATGCCCATCTACAAAGTCAACAAGATTGTTGTTGAAGTATGTATCCAATATTCCTTCTGGTATATGTGGGTGCTTACACTCAATCACTGGAGGAAAGTGCGTAACTATCACATTAGTCTTTCCAGAATGGGTTTTAAGGCTCCTAGAAAGCCATTGGAGCGATTCTGTATGTAATTGAGACATAACGGTAGGGGTGATCTTAGAATCTCCATAACGAATGGAGAAGAAGTCTGAGATACCTCGTTGTGCTTCCAACATGCCAATCGTCTTCCAAGCCTCTCCACGACAACTGAAATCAGTCCACAATGTACAACCGTGGAACACAATACCTTTGTACTCAAATGTCTCATTGTTGAGGAAATGAAGGTTGGTGCACCACTTCATCATTTCTTCTTTGTACATCTTGTTTACTGCATGGAACTCACCACCATAGTAGTTATGGTTACCGGCAATCATTACAACCTCTTTGTCTGAGTTCTCGTGGCAGAAGGCTTCAAGCTCTCCCTTACCCTCACCAACAATATCATCACCAGCAAGAACAACCACTTCTACACCAGAAGGTACTGTGGGGAACTTGTTACCAAACTCTGTGTGTAAGTCTGAGTATAGGGCTACTTTAATTGTCATACTACACCTCAGTCAACAAGGCTAACTGCTTGCTGTATTTATTAACACGTTTAAGTTCACCACTGAGAATACTTGCCTCTAGGTTAGCAAGAGTGTCTGCCATTTTAACAATCTTACTCTCATAGCACAACTTAATCTCTTTAATGTACTTCTGGTAGTCGAAGTCATAAGGTAGGCTGTTGTTTTTGTTAAGCAGGTAGCAGATAGTGGTAACTGTATCTCCAAACTCTTGGTATAGTTGAGAATGTGTTACAGGTGTATCTTCAAGAACATCATGTAACCAAGCAGCCGCTAACATCTCATCTGTAATCCGAAACGAGTCGTAGTCTCTCCACAACATGAGTTTATTAACCACTTGCTGTAAATGATACTCATAAGGTAGCTTACCATACTTCTGTGTGCCATGTACTTTAATGGCAAATTTTTTAGCTCTTTCTACAATACTCATACGAAATACCAATACATATCAAAAAGTGTAGTAGGGGAAGATTTTAATCTTATACTATCCACATCATCTTTACCAAGAGTGTGCTCAGCGTATTCTACAAAATCCTCCAGAGAGTTAAACTGGTCGTAAAAGGTAATCATATCCTTTGTAAACTTATTGGAAGAAGGGTAGGTGGAATACCACTTAAAATTCATACCAAGCATTTGCTTTAGTGGGGCAATCATACAAACATCCTCTTGTTCTTAATACACAGTTTACGTAATACTTCAGTAGGTGATTTTAACCATCTTCCTACGCTCTGTAAAGGATTTTCTCTACTTAGCCTACCTTGGGTATTACTATAAGTATATCGTTGAATATAGCATAGCTCTAGGAAGGCACCATGCACTGGGACAAGGGTAGTGAATCTTCCTTTGGTTAAAGATTGTTTTCTTTGTCTTTGAATATTCATAATATCATTCCATATTTACAAAGTGGGTATTGGTAGTGAGATGTACTTCTCATTCTACAGTTCTTTCGTCTACAGTATTCCATACTTGTCTTACGTTGTCTAGTGATTTGTGTATCTTTAGTACCAAAGTGATATACTGATCTCCAATAACCACTAGAATTTGAATACTGCCAGAACCAACTGCCACCACGGTTCAACATCATCCATCTGGTATTGTGTATGATACGGTAGTAGTTTCTTACTCTGTATGCTAGGTTCATGTTTACCTCTATGTAATAATACAATTATGTGTGTTACCAAGAACCTCTTTAAAACTGCCAGTCATGATCTCTATGGCAACTTCAGATAACTTCTTCTTGACAACAATGCTATCATGTACAGGGATAATAACTTCCCCCATCTCATTAAACCTGCTGATTATTAAGTCCATGATTTTACTGTCGTAGTTCTGTAGTCGTAACCCACTACTTTCAGTGAACCATAAACGGATATAATCATTCCTCTCTAGGCACTTCTGGATTATATCTGAATAATCAATGAAGTCTGGTAGTTTATATGAAGTTCCTTTTAAAGTCAATACCCTCTTATCATAATCTACTTCTTCTCTACCCCTTAGTTGAGATATCAGTGCTTTCCTAGCTGTGTTGAATGAGAACTTACCATTGGTACCTACAGTCATACCTGTGTTCAGTAGAATCAGCACAGCCCACTTACCGAAGTACCTAGCGACTTGTGATTCCATGTTGGCCACTTCTATGGAGTATGGGTCAAAGTCTTTATCTAGTATAACTCCATCAAGTGTTGCAGCTATTCTTGGGTGTAGTGCTTTAAAGTCTAACTCTACTGTGTCTTCCCCATCAATCGTGAGGATTGACCTATCTTCTCTTGTTATCACACCAGCACCTACCACGTAGTTTCTCCCCCCAAGCTCGAATGAGCTATTATTGAATACTTTCTTTAACTGCACATCCAACACCCTATCCCCTACCCCAATCGTAACTGATCTGGCTAGGGCATTGTAGGTGTTAAGGTTACGCACAGCTAATCTCTCATCATTCCCAAGTCTCTTGGTTATCGTAATACCATCGCTATCCCTCACTTCGATTACAGATGGAGTAGTGTTCAGTCTACGCTTCTCTGCCACCTCATTGAATAACTCAATCATGTACTCACTCAATTGAACAGAGGAGCATTGGAATGACTTTGGGGTGAATGCACCATTCTCCACATACCATTCAGTCACACCCCCCTTAGTAAGGCGTATTCTGCCTGTACTGTGTAACCAGTCAAGTATACTCTTGGTGTATGTATAACTAACCTTCCTGTTGATCTTAGTGCAGTTGTAGATAAGTGGTTTACTGTAAACCTTATCATCCAATGTTACATCGAACACCTCCCTATCAAAAGCTAAGTTGTATACGGCATTATATGAGAAACAAGCTATAGCTTGCCTTATCTTTGTTCTCTTAGCGTCAGTAAGAGAGTTAAATACAACATTACCATATTCTTCTAAGTACGACTTAAACACAATATCTACAACATGATCTAAGTATTTAGGTATCTTATAATCTAATAAATATCTACTAATAATACAACACTCCTCTCCAATACTACGGAAAAATGACATAAAACACCCCTCAAACCCTTACTGGGCTTGGGTTTCACTGTTTTTATGAAAGGTTTTTACAGGGCAGTTAAAACTACCTAAATAACCACCACAATTCTAGTATACACCCATCCCAATAAATAAGTCAATAATGCACCCATTAACACCCACAAACATAAATACTTGTTGACTTCTAAGGGTTCATCGTTTAAAATAGATGCTGTTAAATTAACTTAGGAGAAAGAGATGAAAGGTGAGTATGAATACTACATGTCGAACGACAATGAGTATAATGTTTCAGTTTCAAGAGTGGACACAGATGAGCTTGAGATTTACTTAGAGAGCAAGACATTTTTAGTTGAGGGTGTTGACCTGAAGGCTATGAAAGTTATAGACAAGGCAATTATACAAGCATACCTACAAGGGGTCAGGACTGCAAAATGGCAACTGAAGTGTGCTTTATCAGAAGTAAACGGTAAAGTGTAGTGGGTAGATATGAACCAAGATGAAATACGAGCCAAGGCTCAATTGTTAGTTGACCAAAAGATAAAAGAAGTGGAAGAATCCAGAAAACACTTAGTAAAAACCATGATCGAAGCTGGATATAACGCAGAAGACTATGTTATCATGGACAACTGGGAAGAATTTAAGATGGGGAAGGTGGATACTTATTCCTGCTGGGCTAGCAAGAAGCTACCGAATGAGGTGTATGTATGAC